GCGCCAGCCGCGTGTAGCTGGTGCCGTTGTGGTAAATCAGGTCGCCTTCGGCCTCACCGCTGACAGTCAGGTCCGTGACTTGAATGCCGTTGACGTTGGCCCATTTGCCCAGCCCAGCGTTGTACCTCAAATAATCCGCAGTGACTGGGCTGCTGATCAGAGTATCGGTCAACGCAGCCAGCGTCGTCGAGCCCGTGGTAGGGGTTTCCCAATTGATCGAGGTAAGCGTGGCCGTCAGCACTTGGCCGTCACCGCCACGCGCCAGGCGATCCCACACACTGCCCGTGTAGTAAAGGACGTCGCCGACCGCTACGGTTCCGCTGATGTTCACGTCAGTGAGATCGTCGAGCGCAGTTGTCACCGTCGCCCACGCCGGCCCCGTCCCGCTCGATTGCAAGAGCTGGCCGCTCGTGCCGACACCCAGCCGGGTCCAGCCGCTCGCGTCACGGTAGATCAGATCGCCCTGCGCCTCAGACGCTACGGTCAGGTCTCCAACGAGCACTCCGGGATGATTTACCCACGCGGTCCCGTTGTACCGCAAGTAATCGCCCGTCCCCGCTGCGGTGATCGTGACGTCGGTCAGGTCATTGAGCGCCGTGCTGAGAGTTGCCCAGGCGGGGGCGCTGGCGCCGGCCTGCAACACCTGACCGCTCGTGCCGAGCGCAAGGTCGATCCAGTTGCTGCCGTCAAAGTAAACCACCGCGCCGGCAGCCGCGCCGGACAGGTCGACATCGCTGAGGTCGCTAATCGGCGGGGTTTCCCATGCTACCGACGTCGCCGTCGAGCGCAGGAACGTGTTGTCAGCGCCTCGAGCCAGTCGATTCCAGTCTCCCCCGTCGTAGTAGATCAGATCGCCTTGAGCCTCAGCCCCGTGGTGCAGCGAGCTGATATCCAGCGTCGACTGGTTTTCCCAGCGGTTCGCCGTGCTGTTGTAGATCAGCAGATCGTTGTTGGCCGGCGTCGTGATCGCGACGTCCGTCAGATTGTTGAGGCCGTGGTCAGACCAGGCGGGCAGGGTCCCGTTGCTAATGAGCTGCTGGCCGTTCGTTCCAATTCCGAGACGAGTCCATCCGCCGGCACTGCGGTAGATCAGATCCCCGGTAGCTTCGCTGGCGTCCGTCAGGTCACCGATCGCCAGCCCCGTGGCGTTGACCCAACCCGAACCATTGTGGCGCAGGTAATCGCCGTCTGCGGCGGCCGTGATCGTGACATCGGATAGGCCGCCCAGCGTCGTCGCGCCCGAGCTCGGTGCCGCCCAGACCGGCACTCCACCGCTAACGGTCAGGACGTCGCCCGTCGACCCCACCGCCACGTTGTTCCAGGCGCTCGTGCTGCTGGCGTAAAGCAGATCGCCGACGGCCTGCGAGGTGATTGTGACGTCAGAAAGCCCGCCCAGCGTGGTCGAGCCCGTCGTCGGGGTTTCCCAGTTGATCGAGGTAAGCGTGGCAGTCAGGACTTGGCCGTCACTGCCACGCGCCAAGCGATTCCAAGCGCTGCCCGTGTGGTACAGGACGTCGCCCTCAGCCTCGATGCCGGTAATCGCGACGTCCGTCAGGTCGTCCAGCGCGGTCGAGAGGGTGGCCCAGGCTGCGTCTGTACCGTTCGACTGCAACACCTGACCGTTTGTGCCCAGCGCCAAACGGCCCCACGAGCTCGCGCCTCGATACATGAGGTCGCCTTGCGCCTGTGAGGGCACGCTCAGATCAGCAGCTTGCACGCCAGGGTGATTGACCCATGCGCTGCCGTCGTATCGCAAGTAATCACCGGAGCCCGCAGACGTGATCGTCACGTCTGTGAGCGCGGCCAGCGTCGTGACGCCCGTCGTCGGGGTTTGCCACGACAAAGCACCCGACACGACGGTCAGCACTTGGTTGTCGCTGCCCTTTGCCAGATTGCCCCAGGCGCTTGCGCTGCTGGCATACAGCAAATCGCCGGCAGCCTGCGCACCGATCGAAACGTCAGACAAGCCGCCCAGCGTCGTCGCGCCCGAACTCGGCGTCTGCCAGCTCGGCTCGCCGGCTTGGACGGTGAGAACGTCGCCGGCCGATCCGATCGTGAGCGACACCCACTGCGAGGTGCCCGAGTCGTACCACAGCAGGTCGCCGTCTGCGGCGGTCACCGTCACATCGCTAAGGTCGCCGATCGAATCCACGAGCGCCACGGTCTCGTTGACCCACTTACCGCTCGAGTACCGCAGGAACTGATCCTCGGTCGGGGTGCTCAAGGTGACGTCAGACAGCCCGCCTAGCGTCGTGACGCCGCTGGCCGCGCCTTGCCACGACGGAATGCCGCTCGAGTTGACCGTCAGCACCTGACCGTTAGTGCCTGCGGCCAGCCGCGTGAACGTGCCCCCGCTGCGGTAAATCAGGTCACCGTCTGCTGCGCTTGGGTGACTCAAGTCACCGAGCAGGACGCCGGGATGGTCGACGAAGTTGCTACCGTCATGCCGGAGGTATCGCCCGGAGGCCGGTGCGCTGATCGCGACGTCCGACAGCCCGTCCAGGCTCGTCGCACCGAGCTGCACAGTTTCCCAGTTGATTGAGCTGGCCGTTGCCCGCAGAAACTGATCGCTGTTGCCTCGTGCCAAACGAGTCCAGCTCGTGCCGTTGTAGTAAGCCAGATCGCCCTGCGACTCTCCGGCGACCGTCAGGTCGGTCAGTAGCGGGTCGGCGTTTACCCAGCCGGAGCCGTCATAACGCAAAGTTTGACCAAGAGTAGCCGTCGTGATTGTGACGTCAGTCAGATCATTCAAGGCCACCGAGGTGCTAGCCGCCGCTTGCCACGACGGCGTAGTCCCCGCGCCGTTGCTCGTCAGGACGTAGGTGGCCGTGCCGGCAGCCAGTCGCTGATACGCAGACGCACCGCGCACGAGAATATCACCCTGCGCGTCACTACCGGCGATGATATCGCCCGCCGTGACCCCCGTGTTGTTGACCCACGCGGACCCGCTGTACCGCAAGTAATCACCAGCAGCCTCGGACGTCAGGGTGACGTCGTTGAGGGCATCCAGCGTGTTCTTTCCCGTCACCGGAGTCGTCCACTGCGGCGCGGTGCCGCTGGACGTCAGAACGTCGCCGTTGTTGGACGACACCGCCAAGCGATTCCAGTTAGTGCCGTCGTAGTAGATCAGATCGCCCCGGGTCTGGGCGGTGATGTTCAGCTTGTCGATGTCGAGCTGCGTGCTGTTGACGAAAGTCGATCCGTCATGCCGGATATAGGCACCGGCAGCCGGCGTGCCCGTGATCGTGACGTCCGACAGATCGTTGAGCTGGGTAGCGCCTGTGGCACCGCCGCTCACCCACGTCAGGTTGCCGCTGCCGTCGTTTTGCAGGAACTGGTTAGATCCTCCCTGCGTAGCCGGCAGCTTCAACACGTAATCGCCAGCCAGGGTAGCAGGAGCGCAGATCGTGATCGTGTCGGTGCCATCCGTCACGATAAGGCCGGTCTCAGAATCGAGCAGCAGGCACGGCAGCCACGTCGTGTTGCTGTCGTTTCGCACGTACAGCGTCGAGTCGGTGGTGTTGTACCACTTCATCCCGGCTTCGGGGCTGCTCGGCGCAGTAGTGCCGCGAAACCACTTCGCGACTTGATCGAATGCGTCGTTGATCTGGTTTACGCCCTGATCGAGCGCGTCGGCGGGATTGACCGGGTTGTAGGCCATCGCTTACCTGCTCTCCAGCGTGAGGTGGAGCTGCTCGATCTGGGGTGCCCAGGCCGCCTCGCTCGGTGTGATGCTGAATCTGAACTGAAAGTAGCGCAATCCCGTGGTCGGGGTGCCACCGATCACGGCGCTGCTGACGGTCGGCACGCCTAGATAGGTGTAATCCGACCAGTTGCTGTTGTCGGCGCTGGCACGAAACTCGAGCGCGTATGCGTTGCGCCAGTCGCCAGGCACCACGTAATCGTGCCAGTTGTTGTCTCGAGCTGGCTGCGTGTTGAACGTCAGGGAGCTCGTCCACCCAAGCCCGGCCGGGTTGCGCGTGTGCCAGACCGCGCCGATCTTGTAGGTGCCGCCGGCGCCCGTGTCGATCGAAGGAGTTTCGTACACGCACGGCAGCGTGTTGTCGGTAAAGAAAAGAATGCCTGACGTATTGGTCAGGTTCGTCAGCGTGCCCGGCCACGAAAGCGATCGTTGGTTGCTGTGCTGGGCCGTCGTGCTGCCCCAGTCGATCAGGCTGCCTGCGGCGGTGGTGATGACCGAGGTGTTCCCGTATACGCCAGCCGAGCTGATTGCTCTAACGAAGAAGCGCTCTGCGATCGTGGAGCCGTGCGTCGGTGCCCACTGCTGCGTCTCTAGAACCGTCGTCGAGGTCACCCCCACGATCAGGCTGCCGACCCACTCTGCGCCCCGGCGCACCTCGTAGTGGCTGACGGGAATGTTGTTGACCGCGTTCCACGTCAGGTTGAGGTAGTCGCCCCCGTTGTAGGAGTAGGCGAAGTTAGGCGGGGCGTCCGGTACGATCTGCCCCGCGCCCGTGATCGTGATCTCGGCGATGCTGCACGTGCCCGGGGTTCGAGAAGCACCGAGCGTCGATTCCGCCATGACCGCGATCTCATAGGTGTGACCGAGCTCGAACATGCCCGATAGCAGTATCGTCTGCTGCGGAAACGCCACCTCGTCGACCAGTTGGTAGTTGCCAATGACCGGGGTCTTCCCCACGGGATCAGCAGTGATGTCTCGCAGGTGGATCGTCGCCCCGCCGATATCTGCGTCTGTCGGGTACGTCCAGGACACCTCCACGCCGTAGTCGAGGCCGCCGCCGGCCACGACGGGCCGCTCGATCGCGACGAGCTGCGACACGCAGCCCGGGACGCCGTAGGGGCTGGGCAGGTCGGTGTAGGTGATCGTGTCGAGCAGGCCGACGTCATCCTCGTGGATGCGCTCGTCGTAGACCACGCCGGCGACGTACCGGGTCAGATTCGGCGAGGTCCGTAGGTCCGTGACTTTGACCAGGCGCGTCGATCGAAGCTGCTTTCCCATGCTGTAGACCGAGCCCGCCGTCACCGCGTAGGTGAAAGCCGTACTGACCGTCAGAAACGTGCCAGCCGTGTAGGTGCCTGCCGGGTCAGTGATTGTGCGGATGTCGATCGTGTCGTCAGGGTGCCGCACGCAAACCTCGTAGGTTTCGCCTTCCTCGAGCACGACGTCACGATCAAAGACCACGAGCACGTTGAACTTGGCCCCGGTCGGTATCTTGCCGCTGTAGCCCCACTGCGGCAGATCGTGCGCCACGCGGATCAGGTCGCCGGCCTCGCACAGCACCGCGTCAAGGTCGGCCTCAAACTCGACTGTCTGCGTGAGCTTTTGCAGGTTCATGGCGAACCGGGCCTCGCGCACCGCCTGGCTGCGGCGCGTGATTCCGAATCGGTCGATTGTCGTCGTGCGCTGCGGCAGCCCCAGCTCGAGCGCGTCTTGATCGTCGACTCCCTCGACATCGACGAGGTAATCCATGTCTTTGTTGAGGTATCGCACCTCAGTGCGGGTGCTGCGCAGCTTGTTGGAAACCCACGCTTGACGCCACGAGTCGCGCTTTATGTTCGCCATCGTGAAGAGCTGAACCGGCTGCCGCGCCTTCTCGACTTTGACGCGGATCGTATCGCCGACAATGACGAACATGGCACGGCTCGTTGCCGCGATTTGCAGCAGCGTGTTCCAAGCGTTGCCGTCGCCGTCGATCACTGCGTCAAACGTGCAGCGAGCCTCAAGGTTTCCGGTGCCGTCATCGACCTGCTCGTCGCAGTAATCGGCCCAATCTTTGAACGATTGCAGGTCCACGTTGGTGTAATCGAACCAGCGGCCCATGCCATACCGCGCATTGAGCAGCAGATCGAGCGCGCACCACGCCGGGTTGTTGTAGGGGCTGGCGTCGACAAAGGTCGGATTATCGGCGTCAATCCCATCCCATTTCTGCACCTTACGACCACGGATCGTCTGCGTGATCGTCGGCAGCGCACCGCTGGCGCTGCGGTCGGCTTCTATGCGCAGCCGCGTGTGCGCAACGTTGGGGTACTGCGCATCGGAGTCAATGACCTCGGTGATCGAGTCGAGGAACAGATCGTGGTGATAGGCCGATGACGTCGGTGACGCCTTCCAGTTTTGGATCTGCACGTCGTAGACGTCTCGAAACGGCAATTGCAGCTCCTCGACGGTCGTGAACGGTGCGATCTGATTGCCCGTGACAAAGCGGTTCTGCCACGGTGACCAGGTGCCAGTCGGGGCGCTGGCGAGCCGGTAGCGCACGCGGAATGCCGTCGTCTCAGGGTTGCTGTTGCCGTTCGTCGGGTTGAGGTAAATCAGACCACGAGGGTGCGTCACGTTGAACCGCACGCGGTCTACAGACTGGTTCGTCTGGTAGTCGAGGATCGGGCCACCCTGCCACGTCGTTGTGTCGTTCGGGTCACCGTTGGGGTTGTTCACGAGCTCGAGGCCGACGCTGTAGAGCTGAAACTGACCGCCGCCGCCTAGCGGGCTCTGGTAGTTTGCGCCCAGGTTGTGCTCGATCGTGGCCCGAGCGCCGTAGGCTGACAGCTCGTTGCCGTTGATCCGCGTCTCGAGCACGGCGTCGATCTCGCCCTCACAGATTGCCAGCACCAGATCGAGCGCGTTGCCAAAGTTTTCCCCGGTGATGTACGGGTTGTTGCCTTCTAGGTTGATGCTGACGACGTTGCCACCGACGACGTGCGTCCCATACACGATCGGGATAGGCAAGCCCGACGACGCTGTGTTCTGAATGCCGTCGAAACTGTAGGTGCTGCTCGTTGCCCCCTCGAACGGGTTATCGACGTCAGGCTCACCGAACAGCGCGTTGATACCTAGACCGACAGCGTAAGCAACGACAGCGGTGACGAGAGCCTCGACGAGAAACACTCCGATGCTGACCGGATCGCCAGGAAGATGCACGAACGCGAGATCGTCGCTGTACTGGACCCGACGGTCTTGCCAGTCGCCGTGGTGGATGAGCTCCCCGTTAGCCACGCAGGCATAGTGCGGATCGGTTAGCGCCTCAGCCGGCGCGTAATCCGCGACAGTGGCGTCATCCCGGTATAGCCGCAGCTCAGTCTCTGTCACGCGGCAGTGCGGCCACGCCGTTACGCGATGCACGCGGATCATTCGTACACCCCGCTATAGCGAACGCAGGCGACGGCAAAATGCCGCAGCCGCGACCATCGAATGACATGCACCCCGTGCCGCTCCGTAGCCTCCAGCATGACATCACGACCGACCATGATTGCGCAGTGTTTCGCGATACCGTTGTGGTTCGGCTCGCCGGCACTCATCGGCCCACGGATCAGTGCCACGTCACCGATTTCTCGGCATGTTGGAACCCATGTCCAGATGTCGCCGTCCAGCTTGTCCGTCTCGATGTGTTTGTCTGGGAACTGCTCGCGGATCTGCACCGGAATCTGATATTTCCACCCAAGCCTGGCGAAGACTTCGGCCACGAGGGTGAAGCAATCGTAAGCGTGCCCTGATTCGCGCCACCCGTAAGGAAGGCCGATCAGGTCGCTGTAATCCAGCATCGTATCACGCTGCACGTCACTGCCTCCGGCGCGGGATTGTAGGGAAGCCACCGAATCGAGCCGGCCAGAGACTGGTCTGGCCTGCGTCGGTGTACTGCTGCCCGTGCCACTCGCAGCCACCTGTTCCGGTGCGCAGTTTAGTGCAGGCCGCGCTGTCGCCGACGCCGGCAGGCAACGATGGCAAGCTCCAGCCGCATTCGGGTGACTTGAACTCCCATCGGCACCGCGATCGACTGTATATCTGGTGCGGCATCTTGACCTCGACGAGCGGAAGTTGCGAAAGACGGAACGTCACGCGCTCGGCGTCAGCAAATGAGCTCGTGATCGTGAATTGTTGCGACACTGCGGCGCTGGCGTCGGACAAAAGCGCCGTGCTCACGATATAGAGCTTCACAGAACGGTCCAGAAGCCCGTTCCGCCGCTCCAGAAAGCTCTGCACCTCGCGGGTCGCATTGCTGACCGACACGTCCAGCACGGGCAGATCGCCGCGTGCGTTCTCCTCCAGCTCGCTGATGCTGATCGGGAATCGTTTGTAGGTGCGGCCGTTGAAGGTCACATCCTCCTCGTTATTGACCAGGAACACCCACTCAGCGTCACCGACCTGCACGTCAAACAACAGCACCCACGGCTGCTGGTTTTCCGGTTTGTTTTTTTCTTCGCGGCCGCTGGCGCTGATCTCGTGAACCATCAGTCGACCTCGTAATCCGTGTCGTAGTCGGGCAGCACTTGCCCGGCGTCCTGCATCAGATCGTCCAGGCGCTCGCCGGCCTCTGCAATCTCAGCCAGTGCGCGGTTGATCTGATCGCGCATACGCTGGAGCTCCTCGCGTCGATTCACGGCAGCACCTCCTCGACAGTTGCCTCGAGGCGGTAGGCGTTTGGTGCCAGCTTGGTGTAGGTGATTGAGTCGTCGAGCAGGCTGACCGTGCGGATGATCTTTTCGTTAGGTGCCAGCCACGCAATCGACTGCGCTCCACCTCGTCTGTCCTCAAAGAACTGGTGCATGACGTCGTACTCTGCCGCCGTGAGGGTCCAGCGCAGCCGCCAGCGGTCCCGCGTGGCCGTCCCGATCAGTCGCCGGCGCGTGTATGGTGCCTCGGCTTCAAAAACGTTCTTGCGCCACGTCACGCTGTCTTCGATCGCGAATTCCGGCGTGTAGGGCAGACTGGCGACAGCCGTGCCCTCGCTGGCAAAAGTCAGCTCGACGAGCGGCGGCCCGGGCGGGGCAGGCGGGCTTGGGACCGTCTCCCAGATCGCCACCGCTTCAGGCAGCACGCCCGGCTGTCCTTGCAGGTAAGCGTTGGCTGCGTTCATGGGCCAAGCTGTCCCCGGCGTGAACGTCAGCTCGATTGCCAAGTACCGACCCTGCGCGTTGCCCAGGTCGTACTGCGGGCTGACCCCCGCGTACACGGTCTGGGGTCCCCCTGACATCAGCGCAGTGCTCGAGCCGACTGGCAGCGAGTTAGTCGCGACAAAGCGCAGGCCGACACTGGAGCCCGTCCCGACCGTAGTCCCACCACGAGTCAGGATGTTGGGCAGCGTCAGCGTTTTCCAATATGCGCCCGTGTCGCCGCTATCGAACCAGCCCGCGACAGTGCCGCCGTGAGACGCGAACGACTGCGCCGTGGTGCTGTAGACCTCGGGCGCAGTCCACCAGGTCGAGAACCCAAAGTCATAATCGGGCGGCTGCGTGTCGCTGCCTTGAGCTCTCCACCAAAGGAATCGGGTGCCCGGCTTGGCGACCGAGGTGTCGGTCGTCGGGTACCCAAGCTGAAACGGTCCAGTGCCGCCGGTGCTCAGACCCGTCGGTGCGAGGTAATCGAACTGCTGGTTGTAGGTCTGCCCGTTTTGCTCAACATGCAAATGCATGAACACGAGGGTCTGTGAGGAGCCCTCGTAGAACACTTGCTTGGCGTTGCGCACGAATCGGTAGTACAGCGGATTCGGGAACGACGGTGCCGCGTAGGTGGGCGCGATCGGCACGCTGTTGAATGTGATTGTGTATTCAGTAGCGCTGCCAGGCGGATCGCCGTACTCGTGAACAAACGTGCCGGTGCTGGCCCCCGCCGCGAACTCGATATAGCTGACACCCCGATTCGCACCGCTGCCGCCGTCGCAGCCGAGGTAGTGCCGGCCCTCGCCCGCATAGGCGTGAATCACGCCCTCTTCCCAATAGTGCCCGGTCCCGTAGGTCACCGGCGCACCCTCGAGGTATGACCCACCGTAAAGCCCTGCGCCCATCTCGCTCAGGTTTGCGATGTAGCTGGGGTACGTCGTGATGTCTTCGATGGAGGTGAACCACGGCACCGTGCTCGAGGTCAGGATCTGCTCGTTGGCGAACTCACACTCCACGCCGGCCACACCGCTCGTCGAAGGCATAGCATTAGGGGTGAAGCTGGCTCGAGCACCGTTGAGCTGCACCGGGATCGAGCGCACGATCCCGTCGCCATTGGCGTCCAGCAGCGACTGAAACGAGGTCAGCGTGACTTCGTTCACCGGCGGAAGTCCCTCCTGGTGACGGTCGCGTTGCGGAACGCAGCCTCGATCGACCGTTTGCCGGCGGGCGAGCTCAGGACGCGCTCGACGGATGGCCCGTCCATCGCTTGAATTGTGACGTTGTAGACGGCCGCGCTCGGCGTGCTGCCCACAGCGCCCGCTACAGCGCCCCCTGACGAGCTGACGCCAATGCTGCCACCGGGTAGGTATCCACCGTCAGCGAACGCCATGACGGGCACTCTGGGCGCCCTGACGCGGGCGGCACGCGGTCCAGCCGTCGTCGGCAGCTCTCGACCCTTGGGCAGATCGACCGTGACGCTGCCGTCACCGTGCACGGTGACCGGGACGCCCAGGGCGTTGGGTAGCGGAATCGCAGCGGTGTTGCTGCCGTCCGCTGGCATTTGCGTCAGCAGCGGCCGCCGCACGATCCCGCCGCGAATGCCGCCACTGACGGGATTGCTGCCACCGCCGGCCAACATGCCCTCGAGCTGGGTCATCGCCTCGGCGTCGGTGATACCGTCCCCGCGCACGTTCGCAGCGATCTTGCGACCGCCAGGCAGCGCAACGACAGGACGACCCCCTGCGTCGAGTCTTAGGGGAACGGCATCACCGTCACCGAGGGGCACGATCGCCTCAGAAAGCCCGGCCTCTGCGAACAGTCCGAACATGCGCGAGCGTGTCGCGGACGACGATTGCGCTGCACCGAGGAACGGGCCGCCGTCTGCGAAAGCTCGCACCGTCGTCGCGCTCGAGCTCGACGCAGACCGGCTCATTCCGCCATGCGCAAACGCCGCCACAACGCCACCGTCTGCCGCAGCCGCAGTAGCTCCGCCGCCGTCGCCGCCCGGGCTTGCGTCTCCCACGATCGCATTCACGATTCGAGCGGCTAGTGCGTCAGCGGCAATCTGTGCCAGTCCACGCTGTAACGTCTGGAAGAAGCTGGCAGCCGCTTCTTCTGCCGATTGCGCACCGCTAATGAAGCCAGCAAACGCCCCGCTGAACGATTGCTCCAACGCGCTTCGGACAGCCGTGCCTTTATCGGGCAGATTGTCGAGCAGTTTTCCAAGAATCGTCAGGTTCTCGATTGCTGATTTTGTCGGCTTGTCGTCCCCTGGCACGGCCTGCTGACCTGCGCCCGCAGTCGGAGCGCCCACAGCCGGTTCCGCGTTCGGTAGCTCAGGCCCGATCGGCTGCGGGAACGGGGTCGGGACGATCTCGCCGGCCGTATCATTGAGGCGCTCGATTTCTTTGGTGACCTCAGCGATAGCTTCGGCCAGCTCGTCAGCTCGATCACGGCCTGATCCAATGGCCGGACCAATGGCCGCCCATGCATCCCGCACTCGTGTACCGATCTCCTCAAGAGTAGCGAGCTGGTCGGCGATCGGCTTTTGACGATCCACGAGCTGATCTAGCTCGGCAGTCAGCGCAATAAGGTCTGCACGGCGTTCTGCAAACG